CTCTAACTGGGATGATGGTATGATATACGGACAACTCAATCAATGTGTTGCAAGAACAGGTAGACTGTCTTCTAGTAAACCTAACTTACAAAACTTTGATGGAGAAATTAAAGATTTATTTGGGAGTAGATATGCTACTGCAAGCTGACGCCAAACAACTAGAATGGGTTGGTGCTACATATCTCTCTCAAGATCAAGTCGCTTTAAAGGAGATCTGGGAAAGTGTTGACCAGCATAGTGATAATCAAAATCGTTTCGGCTTACCTTCTAGGCTTGTTGCTAAGACATTCGTATTTCGTCTTATATATGGTGGTTCTGCTTATAGTTATGCTAATGATCCTAACTTTAGGGATATAGGTAATGAGAAGTTCTGGCAAGGTATTATAGATCAGTTCTATGATAAGTATAAAGGTCTTAAAGCCTGGCATGATAAGATACTTAACGATGCTAAACGTGAGGGTAAACTAGTTATGCCTACTGGTAGGACTTATTACTATGCACCTGAACTAAAGTATAATAGGGCTGAATGGCCACGCACCAAGATCCTTAACTATCCAGTGCAAGGACTTGGAGCGGACCTTATGGCAATTGCAAGAGTAAGTTTAAGAAATAGACTAAAAGAAAAGGAAGGAGTAAAACTTGTTAATACTGTACATGATTCAATAATACTTGACTTTAATCCTAATATATGGGATAATATAAGTATAGTCAATTTAGTTGACAAATGTTTTAACGATATACCAGCAAACTTTAATAAATTGTTTGGTAAAGACTTCAACTTACCTATGAGAGTTGAATGTCAAATTGGCCCCACATGGGGAAATATGGAGATTATACATGCAAATTACAGTAACTAGCGTAGTACAAAATACATTAGCAGCTTCTAATGGTAGAACATATCAACAAATAGAAGTGTATTACAAGAACGATAAAGGTGAGAATCAATCTAAAAAGTTAGTAGCATTCTCAAATCCTGAAGTATTTAAGACAGCAAAGACTTGGCAAGGTGGTGAAGTAGTAGATATTAAAACAGTCAAGAATGCTAAGACTGGCTATTGGGATTGGGTAAGTATCGGAGGAGATAACGCAGTGAGTGAAACTAAACCAGCAAGTGCAGCATCAGGTACTAGAGTTACAGGTTCTAACTATGAAACTAAAGAAGAAAGAGCACAACGACAAATTCTTATTGTTCGTCAATCTTCTTTATCTAGTGCAGTAGAATTACTAGGTCCAGGTAAATCTGTTGATGACGTAATTAATGTAGCTAAACAGTTTGAGGCTTATGTATTTGGTGATACAGAAACTTCAGATGACATTCCTGCCTAGGAGTTAACATGAAAAAGTATGAAGTCTGGATTGTAAGAGCATTACTATTATCAGGTATTATTCTATGTATCGTTTCATGGTCAATGTTCTTTTCCAGACTTGATGCTAAAGAACTTAAATACCTACACTATCGATACAATGATAATGTAGTTATTACTTTGTCTAATGTAGATTGCATGATACCAGAGATAAAAGATTTATATCCTTGGGCTGCTATTGCTACTAGAGTAGATGGTAATAGATTGATTGCATGTTACAAAGGTGAGGGAGAGAACATTGTTATCCAATGGTATAAAGGAGATACATCAACTTTCCCCGCCAATGTATTCTTGGTAGATCCTAACAAGGATAAAACTTATAAGAAAGTAGAGCCTAATACTTAATGCAAGCTTTAATAGATCAAGACTTATTATGCTATAGATGTGCAGCTAGTGCCGAGAATGATGACCTCGGCATTGCTATATATAGGATAGATGAACTACTAGATAACATTCTTAATAAGACTGGTGCTACTAGTTACAGAGCATTCTTAACTAGCCCTACTAATTTTAGAAAAGATATCTACCCTGAATATAAAGCTAATCGTATTAGTCAACCTAAACCTAAACACTTAAAAGATCTGCAAGCATACAGTCTTGAGACTCTTAAGGCTGAGGTTGCACCTGATGGATTAGAAGCTGATGATGCTTTAGCTATTAATCAAACAGAAGATACTATTATTTGTAGTCTTGATAAAGATTTACTTCAAGTACCAGGTAAGCATTTCTCTTGGGAAATTAATGGTAAAGGTTGGACTAGACCTGATACATTCATAGAACAAACAGAGTTAGAAGGACTTAGATTATTTTATAAACAATGTATTAAAGGAGATAGATCTGATAATGTTAAAGGCATTGATGGTCTTGGAGAAAAGAAAGCTACTGACTTATTAAGTAATTGCACTACTGAATTAGAAATGTTTAACAGGGTAAGAGATCTGTACGGAAACGATGAGGAGTTTATCATGAATGCTAGTGTGTTATGGATCTTAAGATCATTAGATGACAACTGGAAGGATAGGTTTAATGCCCTCATTCAAGAGTAAGTTAGAAGAAAAGGTATGGGCAACTCTTAAAAAAGAATTTCCTACAGTAAAGTATGAACCACAAAGATTTAAGTTTATTCAACCAGAGATAGAACGCACTTATATTCCAGACTTTAAAACTGGACGTAGTAACATATTCATTGAGGCTAAAGGCAAGCTTGATTTAGAAACACGAAAGAAGATGGTTTGGTTTAGAGATTCTAATCCTACTGTCCGTATTATCTTTTTATTTATGAACCCTGATAATAAGATAACTAAACGAAGTAAAACAACCTATGCTATGTGGGCTACTGACAATGGCTTTGAATGGCTAGACTTTAGAAAGGATTGGCTTAATGCTTATAAGCAACTGTGTAAAAAATGAAGATGGTAGTTATGATTTTGATTTCCATGTGGAGCCTACTGAGGCTGCATTTCTCATGGATCATGCAATTAAAGATCTAATTCACCATGGTATTATTAATGTAAACTTAGAAGAAGCTGAACAAGAGTTTGAGATTCATAAAGAACTAGGAGGAACAGTACAATGATCCAGCTAAGATATCTGAAAGAAGGCAATAGTCCTTTATTACTACAGTATAGATATAACTTTATACTCTTTGCTACTAGATGGAAAGCAATTACAACTGAGGTAAAATAATATGAGTAAGATTCTTTTATTAGATATAGAGATGGCTCCTAACGTGGCTCATGTATGGGGTATATGGGATCAGAACATTGGTATTAACCAACTACAAGAATCCTCTTATGTAATGTGCTATGCTGCTAAATGGCTTGGCGATAAGAAGATGATATTTGATTCTGTTAAAAAGAGTGGCGACAAGAAAATGCTTCAAGGTATCCACAAGTTACTTGATGAAGCTGATGCAGTAGTACACTACAATGGTAAGAGATTTGATATACCTTCTCTTAACAAAGAGTTTTTATTACATGGTATGTTTCCACCTGCACCATTCAAAGAGATAGATCTACTTACAGTAGCTAAAGGTAGATTCAGATTTGTATCTAATAAATTGGATTATGTTGCTCAGTCATTAGGTTTGGGTAAGAAGACTGAACATAGTGGTCATGAGTTATGGGTACAATGTATGGCAGGTATTCCTAAAGCATGGAAGACTATGGAAGAGTATAACAAGAACGATGTTATTCTTTTAGAGAAAGTCTATGAACGCTTTAAACCTTGGATTAAGAACCATCTTAACCGTAACTTGTTAGAGAATACAGGACTCTGTTGTCCTACATGTGCCTCTACGAATTTCCAGAAAAGGGGATATAACATGACTTCGGCAGGCAAGTATCAACGATATCAATGTCGTGCATGTGGTAATTGGTTTAGGGATAATCAGAACCTTAAAGAAAAAGGCTCTGTGAAATTGGTGAACGTATGAAACCTGACGCATGGATTGTAGAAGAGTTTGACTCTAATGGTCAATTAGTTTGGAAGATGATGTCTTTCTTTGAGCCTACTGAGCTATCTTGGTTTAAAGACTTAAAGAGTAAGAAGCATAACATAACTATAACACCTATGTATAAAAACAATGATGAGGCTAAACACTATGATGGTATTAAGAAATATGATTCTAGTAGGTTTGTTATTGGCTTGTAGTGGGTGTGCAGACTTTCTTGTAAATACATCAGGAACTTTTGTTGGAAATATTATATCTAATAAAGTAATTAAAGAAATGGAAAAGGATAAAACAAGTGATACTAGACAAGAGATTCCTAAGAAAGCTATATGATTGTTATATAACTCTACCCCCTTTTTGTGGGTGGAGAATGCCTCCAGCTAGGAAGGTAACCTTTGAGATTACTGATGCTGATGATCACTATGGTTTGTTTATACCTTACCCTATGAGGATACAGATAACAACTCAGAATGAGTCTTTCTACACTCTATGCGACACCCTACTTC